AGGCTGGTACCAGCTTGAGTGTAAGTGGCAACATATCAGGGGGCAACCTCAATTCTAATGGTGTGCTCACAGTGACCAGCACAGGTACTTTAGGTAACCTTGAAGTTTCTGGCACAGGTAATATCGCAGGCAAGACTATCATTGGCAATGCTTTGATTAACGATGCCAATATCGCCAATGCCGCACTGGCAGTGGGCGCTACCACATCTGTATTGATCGCAGTTGGCAACACTCTGCAGCGACCCGGCACTGGCGTCACGGGCATGATCCGTTTCAATACCACTACGGATTCGCTGGAATACTATGACAACGATTCATGGACATCAGCAGGTACTACATTCAGTATCGTGGTAGCAGATTCGTTTGTAGGCAACGGCACAGCTAATACATTTACGCTGAGCCAAAATGCAACCACAGCAGCAACCATAGTCAGCATCAACGGTATCGTGCAAATACCAACTACATCTTATTCTGTCACAGGCAATGTGTTGACATTCACAGAAGCACCCGAAGTCAGTGATGTGATTGATGCTCGTTTGTTGACGACAACGACCACAGTGACAGCGCTGGTCAGTGGAAGTGCTATCATTGAAGGCGACGGCGCCAACGCATTTGTGCTCACAGGAAACTTCCTCAACGGCAACGCCAACGGTGCTGGCAACATTGGTAGTCCCAGCGGATATTTCAACACCATATTTGCCACGGCCACATCAGCTCAGTACGCTGACTTGGCAGAGATGTACGAAGCCGATCAGATCATTGAGCCGGGCACTGTGGTTTGCTTTGGCGGCGCCAAAGAAGTCACTATGTGTGCCACAGACGGTTGCCGCAGGATCGCTGGTGTAATTTCCACTAACCCCAGTTACATCATGAACGCTGGACTGGCTGGAGATCATATTGTGGCAGTGGCCTTGACAGGTCGTGTGCCCACTCGGGTCACAGGAACCATACGCAAGGGCGACATGCTTGTGGCCACTGCTGACGGCCGTGCGCGAGCAGAAGCCAATCCGGTCACAGGTTCTATCATTGGCAAGGCCTTGGCTGACTTTGATGGCGCAGATGGCGTGATTGAAGTGGTCGTAGGTCGGCTGTAAGCAGCCAAAGTCCAAAATAGGGCACTAGATGTGCCCTATTTTTTTGGCTAAATATTGTATGATTATGGTGAACTCATGGGACTGACACGCATCCGGGCAGAACAGATTTCTGACATCGACTACAAGCAAGCGGTGCGGGTAATCACGCTCAGCAACATCACACTGTCTGGTGGTGCTCCCGCTACTGTGGATGGAGTCAATCTAGTAGCCGAAGATCGGGTGCTTGTGGCCGGACAAAGCACTGGCAGCCAAAATGGTCTATATTATGTGCAAACCGTAGGCGCAGGCTCCAATGGAACCTGGGTGCGTAGCACTGACGGAAACGAAACCGGAGAAATCGAAGCCGGCATGATCGTCATGGTCACCGAAGGAGATAGTTACAAAGATACCCAATGGAAACTAACCACTAACAATCCCATCATCATTGGTACCACTGCCCTGGTATTTGAACAAAACTCAGCATTTGCTTTTGGCAACATCTATGCCAACGGTACAGCAGTGTTGGCCGAAGTTGTAGGCGATACAGTGACATTTACCGCTGGCAACAATGTCATACTCACTGGCAATGCCACTTCTGATACTGTCAACTTTGCCTTCAGCGAGAGTCCCAGTTTTACAGGCATCATGAGCGTGACAGGCAATATTACCGGCGGTAACATAACTACTTCAAATTTTGTCACCGCGGGCAATGTCAACTTGCTCAGTAGAGGTATTGTGTATCTTTACGACAGTGACAGCAGCCATTATACTGGATTCCGATCACCAGGTACGCTGACCGGCAACTATATCTATCAATTGCCTACCAGTTATGGGAACAACACACAGGTCCTAACTACCAATGGTGCCGGGGGACTGACCTGGGAAGATGCCGGCTCTGGCGGCGGACAAGGTGCCACATCTTACCCAAACTCAACAGTGCAGCCGGTTCCGGGTGCCACTGGCAACTTTGATCTCAGTTATAACTTTGCACAGACCGTGCAAGAAGTTCCTTTTGAAGCAGCAGGTACTGATGCGTTTGGGGTCAACCTAGGCGAAGTTTACAGCATGATGGACCCTACAGGGGAAGTGCTTGATCCAGTGGATCTTGGAGTATTGACCTAATAAATAATCAATCAGGAGAACAGGATGCCTACCGTACTACAATTTCGCCGTGGAACCACTGCTCAGAACAACTCATTTACCGGTGCCGCAGGTGAACTCAGCATTGATACCACCCTTGATGCTATCCGTATACACGACGGATCTACAGCAGGAGGATTCCTGACCAATGCTAAAGAAGCGCAGTACGCGGACGTGGCCGAAAGATATCACGCCGATGGCGTTTATGATCCTGGCACTGTGGTAAGTTTTGGTGGCCAACGAGAAATCACGCAAACTTTGTGTGATTGCGATACCCGTGTCATGGGTGTGATTTCAACTGACCCATACTGTGTCATGAACAGTCCACATCGCCGACCAGATCTCACTGATGAGTGGCACCCACCCGTCGCTTTGTTAGGCCGTGTGCCTACCCGAGTCTCAGGAATCGTACGCAAAGGTGACCGCATGGTATCAAGTGCCATACCCGGCCATGCCCGAGCCTGGACCGAAGCCGGAGATCCACCATCTGGTACCATCATTGGCAAGGCAGTAGAAGATCATATCACCAGCGGCGAAGGCCTAATTGAAGTATTAGTAGGACGACCGTGACGCTGCCCTGCTATCGCAGAGACTACAGCGGCGAGTTTTTAGTCACAGAAACCCGCTGGTCCGGTGGTGCTAAACAACAGAGCCGCGAGTGGATTCCTAATCCCATTGAAAATCATCACATCTCCAGACGAGCCGCAGTCATCATCAGCGATACCGATCGAGAGATGTTTGATTATGCCAGGTTACAAAAACATCGTGGTGGGCTCTTAGGGAAAAAAAGATTACAAACCTATGCCACTGGGCGTATTTGGCAAGACATGATCTTGGACTTTTGGATAGGCAAAGAACGCAGTGAGATCGATGCCATGGTTGCGCAAAAATACGATGAAAGATGCACCGTTTACACCACACCTCGAGGTGTATTGACCTATCCAGGTCGACTGTATCTCATTCCATTGGCTCCCTTGATGGACAGCCAGGCCTCGGCTGTTTATTTGGCTGCTTTTGACGGGCATAAAGAAATTTTCTTATTGGGCGCAAATGCAGATACTCCTTGGTTAAGCACCAGCACCATCTCTAACATTGGCAGTGTAATGTCAGCATATGATACGATCCAGTTCATAGTCGTAGGTGTTGAAAGCCGCGTACCTGCAGAGTGGCGTCAACTTCAAAATGTCACTTGCCAGGATTACAGATCTTGGATCAGTTATTGCGATGTCTGATCACGTATGCTCTGGGTGATAGATCTTATTTTAGACTGTACTGCATCAAAATTCACAGTTGACCACAGTCCAGGATGCAGAGGCCTAGGCCAATTATCACTGTCAATCCAAGCATAACCTAGATGTTCATGATTCAACTTTGGAATAAATTCTTCATCAATGCCACAGAAAAAAGTATGGTAACTGAACTTGCCGTCCTCGCTGGTGAACATCTCCAAGGGGATAAGTTTCACGAAATCAGGAAAACCACCAATCTCTTCTTCACATTCGCGTTTCATGGCCACTAACAAACTTTCACCGGCTTCGGCCTTGCCTCCGGGTAGCCCCCACGACCCTGGGTGTTTGGCGTCATCCCTCATAAGATAGAGATATCGGTCAGTGGCCGCGGAATAAAACCAAACTCCCACGGCGTTCACAGAACCAGGCTCCATTCACCTGAGGGATACAATCCTTCATAACTCTTGACCCACTCTGTGCCTGTCCAACGATACTGCAAGCTGGTAGTGATGTTGGTGACGAACTCTGGGTTAGTAGTCTGTGCTGCTGCTTCAAAGGCCACGAACCAAAAATCTCCATCATATTCAATGATGTCGTTGGCCCTGGCACCAGCAAATGAACCCCAGGCTTGGGTGTCTCCACTCATGTCATCCAAGATGAGATATCTCTGGCCTGCTGCTGCCGCGGGCAGTCCTTCTCCTGGCCCAGCGGTCAAGGGATTGATCACGGCATCTACAGGATCTAAAGTGTTTTGTGGCAATGTATCTTCGTCAATACTGATCAACAGGAATCGATCATCGGTGGGATCGTAACTGATAGTTCCTATGACCTGGGTGTCATCTCCCCACTGGTTATCAAATCGGATCTGGCTGATGCCCGGTCTCAGCACACCATACATTCCTACTACGGCCTGCCAGAATTCATTGCTAGGTGGCGACTCAGGCGGTACAGTATTGGCGTTAGGCACAGGTACGGTCTGGCTGTATTTTAGAGCCTGCACTTTATTGCCGATCAACAAAGTCTGATAGTTGTAGGGCGTGAATTTCTGCCGGGTGCCCAGCAGTAAATCATTGTTAGTGATAGCTTCGTTAGCATCACCGTTGGCATCATACATGCTCATGATGATCTTCTGCACCACTCCCAGTTTCTTGACCTTGGCCGGACTCGATATAAAGATTGGTAACTTAAAGGTCATAGTGAAGATATCAATGGGATTCTCTGTGTTCATGGGGATGGTGCGGCTGGACCAGTTCACTCGTTCCAGTTCCACCACTGACAGGCTGGTCCAGTCCAGATAGTTGTCGGTACTCTGTATTTCAAGGCTGGGATTGAACAAGGTAGCGATCTGTTCGACTAACTGGAATTTTTGATTGGTGTTCGATGTCCAGAAATCCGCATTCAAGGTCAAGGTATAGGGCACAGGCATCAGCCGCTCTACCGTGAAAGCATTGCCCTGAGTGGTCTCATAAGTGTCGGTGCTGGTATCGTAACTGCGTTGTCTCACCTGCACCTTGCTGACATGATAAGGTTCTTGGAGCCGGTCTCGGGCATATTCCAAAGCCGTGATATAGAACGTGATCAACGGCGTTGATGGCATATTAGATGCCGAGTTCTCCTGGATGATAGTCTGGGCCTGGCGTGTGGCATCACCGTATCGCACAGGTACACGCACCAGGGCCTGTGTGTCAGGATTGGTGCCACCATATTCCACGGAGAAGTTGGAAAAGATCCTTGCAAACTGGATCAAGAAGCGCCGTATTTGGGCATCATAAAAGAATTGTTGAGACATTGATTAGTCCGTGTCGTTTCTCTGCCCAGGATATGTGCCAGGCCTAGGGTTGGCAGGTTTGAATCCACCATCATCGCCGTTGTCTGCTCTGGGTTTCAACAATTCTGATAGGCTCTGACGGCTGGGAACATTGCCTAGATCCGTGGTGTTCACTGTGTATGTATTGTTGACGAAACTTGACCGCAAGGTATTGTTCAGCGGACCATTACCAAGATCAGTGCGTACTGCGTCTTCGATGTGTATCCAGCGCCGGCCATCGTAGCGGAACAGGCGATTGGGGAAATAGTCCAAACGCAAGGCATAGGATCCTTGTTGCGGATTAGTGGGGAACGATATGCCCGGGGTCACAGGTAGGCCATTGGGTGCGATGCCATCTCCGGTGAGATAACCCATGGTATAGCCATCGGACTGTGGTGTTTGGCTAGCATCGGCCACGTTGACCCCAGTCTGATCCACATCTATGTTGGTCGAATCGATGGTCACTGAATTGGGATCTGCTGGAGTACCGTCAGGATTGGTAGGAAAGATATAGAACTTCACGGTGTCATAACCACTCAACGGAACATCGATCTCGGCCTGTGCCAACAAGGCATCATTGATCTGTAGGTCTTTGTTGCGAGTGCTATCTACATCTGCGATACTTGTGGGATCAGTGATCTCTAGCCAATATGCGGTATTGGTGATCTCTGTGCCCACGGGCGTGTTCTGTATAGCACGATAATAGGTGTCACCCGACAGGACCACTGTACCAGTGGGGTAATAATTGATGGGATCCCAGATGTTCGTGGTCTCAAACGGTTTGTCCAAGATGTCTTGATACTCTTGGGCATTGACCATGGGAGTGGCTTTCACACGCCAAGTGTGCGGTAACCACTCTCGGGCAAAACCTTCGGAAGCGTAGGCAGCGTCCTGAATCACATAGTATTTGGGCAAGGCCTTGGCTATGGCAGCATTCAGCGGGTTGGGATCTTTGAGATTAGGAATCTCCAACACATCACCTGACATGAGTTTGCGACCAATAGTATCGATCATGTCGTTGTAATGGAAAGTGATGAACAGGGTGTCGTTGTTTAGGAAAAGTCCAAATTGTGTGAGATCAAAATCAATGTCCGATACATTGAACACACCGCGCATCTGATAGATGTCTTTGTCATAGGAGCGATCGCGATTTTCCAACAACAACAGATCCTGGATGAACAAAGGATCTTCTACTGAGTAATTGGGCTGTGTGGCGTCATAGTTGCCGCTTTCCGCACTATCACCTTCACCGGTTTTGGGACCCAAATATTTGTGGATGTATACATCACATCCACCGACTGTGTACATTTCGGAGATAGTTCGATCGAAAAAGCGGTAATCGTTCGTCCGGTTAGGACGCCACATGGAGAGCCTAGGCATAGTACAGTATTTATGGGTAGGTTGACCCAAAAAGCAGATCCTGCTATAATACTCAAATGGACCTGGAAGATTGGCAACTCTTGCATGATCGCCTGGATCGTGCCCATAAAAACACCCTGGGCATGACTTTTGGCATCAAAGACCTTTGGCGTATGCACAGGGCCGTGTATGAACGACTCCGAGAGGCTGATCGAGAATGGGTGAACTGCCGTCGTCGCGGACAAGGGTCGCCCAGGTTTGACCAACTGTTGGTCCAGGCCGAAGAGGCCATGAAGAATTTTGAAGGACATATTTTGTTGGCTAAACTAATGGACAAGGAGCCCAGATGAACGCTGCCACACTCAAAGCACCCCGACCACTGAATCCCAAATCAGCAGACACCAAATACACCGGTGGTGAACCTGAATGGCGACTGCAACCCGAACCTGAAGCCCGTGCTTCGGCCATCATAACAGCTTTTACCTGGTACAATTACCACTACGACAAGAAAACAGTGAAGGAACTGATCATTGATTGGCTGACCCGCAACGATCGCTCCAAAGATGCCCGAGACTTTGGCCGTGTGCCAGAGTCTACCATACGCAATCAGACCGGATGGTTATGCCGCATGAACACCATGGGCTTGGATCTTAATGAACATGAACTCTTGGCAGTTGATACAGCCATCACTGAGCATTTGCGTACTGTTAGAGCCATAAAAGAAGTGATCAAGACCGCGGAGCCAGATGCTCCTGTGCGTCCCAACATCCAGGATCGACTCCGCGACAAGATGGTCGAAGCCGCAGGCGAGATTGAAGGCATGTATGATGACATGATCGTGGCCGGAGCCAAGATGTCAGCGGACTACAAACCCATGGTGGCCTTGCGCGGACTCAATGTGGCTCCGCAGATGGTGGGAGAAATCGCCCAGCACTGGAAATCCAGATTGGCAGAATTGGAAGAAGTCGTCCGCGGTAAGGATGCTCAATTAGTCGAAGGCTATGGCCAATTTGGTCGACTGCAGGTCAAGAATCTAGTCAAGTTTGCTGAGCAGGTCATTGCTGATTGTGGTTCTTATGTGCAGATCAAGAAAGTCGAACGCAAGCCGCGCAAGAAGAAGACCGTGAGTCCTGAGCGCCAGACGCAGAAGTTTAAGTATCTTGCGGAGTTTGCGGAACTTAAATTGAAATCCGTTCCGGTCACAGGCTTGGTCAATGCCCAGGAAGCCTGGTTGTACGATACCAAGAAGCGCAAGTTGATCTATGTGGTAGCAGACACACACGCCGGATCATTCACAGTAAAGAACAACATGTTGATTGGATTTGATCCCACCAACTCCATACAAAAGACGCTCCGTAAACCTGCCGAGCAAATCAAATCTCTGTTGCAGGGCGGTGTGGCCCAGCATCGCAAGTATTTTAAGGATATCCGTGCCACAGAAGTAAAGTTCAACGGTCGCGGGTCTGAGAATTTAATTCTGCTGAAGATTCGGTAATAAGTAGTTTTGCTCGTGTAGCACATACACATCACACACAGAAAGGAGTCTACCATGAGCAAAACCCCTTACGAGGTCCGCCTCGAACTATTGAAATTGGCCAACGAAGTTTTGACAACACCGGTCTTCCAGCGCCGAGATGCCCTGATCCAGGAATTCCATAGCAAGTTTGAAAGCGACAAATCTGCCGCGTTTCCTGCATTGCCAGATTTTCCCAGTACGGACACGGTCATAGCCGAAGCTGAAAAACTCAATCGGTTCGTAAGCCAGGCTTGATGCCCAGTGGGGCTCTGCGCTAAATATTCAGCAAGGAGCCCCATATGGCCGACGGTCAAAACCCACTCAACGACAGCCTAGATCCCTTAAAAAAGCAGTTGATAGAATATGTGCAACTGCAACTAGGCGACTACATCATCGATCTAGAACTTGATCCCAGCCACTACGAGGCCGCGTATCAGCGCACCTTGGGCATGTACCGCCAGCGGGCCCAGAATGCCTATGAGGAATCCTACAGTTTCATGCAGTTGATCGAAGGGCAGAACGAATACTATCTGCCTCAAGAGGTCATGCAAGTACGCCAGATCTTCCGGCGCACTATCGGCATCACTGGTTCAGGCGGATATAGTTTTGATCCGTTTGGCGCGGCCACTCTGAATGTGTATCTCTTGAACTTCAATCAGAGCACCGGCGGCATGGCCACGTATGATTTCTATCAGCAGTATGTGGAACTGGCTGCCCGTATGTTTGGTGGGTATATCAACTACACCTGGAACCCTGTCACAAAAAAACTGCAACTGATCCGCGATCCTCGCGGTTCGGGTGAGACAGTGTTGCTTTGGACATATAATCTCAAGCCTGAAATCACGCTTTTAGCCGACTACCAGATCAGTCAGTGGTTTAGAGACTGCATGGTGGGGGCAGCCAAGATCATCATTGGTGAAGCCCGGGAGAAATTCCAAACCATCGCTGGACCGCAGGGTGGATCTACCTTAAACGGTGCGGCCATGAAAGCCGAAGGACAAGCCGCCATTGACAAGTGCATCGAAGACCTGCGCCAATATGTAGACGGTAGCCAGCCTTTGACCTTCGTGATCGGCTAAAATCCTCTAGCATTTCTCCAAAATACCTGTTACAATGTCAGCATGGCTGACATAATGATCGATATCGAAACCTGCGGCACTGGAGTAGATGCTTGTATCTTGACCATCGCCGCCCAGTGTTTTGACCCACTACAACGCACTGACGAGTACAGCGATCGCTGGTACTATGCCCGGGTGGATCCCGACAGCCAGCCCGATCGCAACATCAGTGATGGCACGATAGAATGGTGGGCTACCCAACCCCGGGCAGCACAGGAAGAAGCGTTCAGTTCTGAGGGCAGGATATCATTGAAGCAGGCCCTGGAAGAACTGCATCGCCTGACCTGGCAATGCAAAAGGACTTGGGCCAACGGTCCCACTTTTGACATGAACATCCTGGAGCATGCCTATAAGAGTTACAACATTGTGTTGCCTTGGCAATACTACAATGTGCGTGACGCAAGAACTGTATACAGCCTTTGCCCTGGACTAAACACTTATCCAGCCAGCCATCATGCCTTGGAAGACTGCCGTAGGCAGATCCGGTTGCTATGGGACTGCATGGACTATCTCAAGATAAAGGAAATCAAATGAAACAACTGGTATATTACACCACCGGTGACCAAAAGATACCAGTTTTGTACACATATGAAATGGACGGCGGTGGCACTACATTTGGCCAAGAGGTCCCCTCAATTGTGTCCCAACGATGGCCTGGCCGTAGATTTCGATCTGCTTTAGACTGGTGCTCGGGCCCTGGATTCATCGGATATAATTTGATTGACCATCAACTAGTTGATCGTTTGTGTTTGGTGGATTTGTATCATCCAGCACTAACCATTGCCAAAATCACTGCAACCACAAATAGTATTGCAAATCAAGTTGACTTTTTTCTATTGGATGACATATCTCTTTTGCCTGCGGCTCAGCAGTTTGATCTAGTGATAGCAAATCCTCCGCATTATTCTACAATAGAATACAATGACTATCATCGCAGTAGAATTATGTGCGACAAAGATTGGGCTGCCCATCGCAATTTTTACTCTAATATCAAGAAAAATCTCTCTGCGGATGGTGTGATTTACATGCAAGAAAACTTGAACGGCAGCACAATAGAAACTTTCCTTCCAATGATCGAGTCTGCCGGTCTAACAGTCAAGGATTGGTTTCTAAGTCCAGATTTTTCTATAGGCCTACGCGGTACTTTGATATATTACATAGAAATAACTCATAAGGATCAAACATGATCATTGGCGTATGTGGTTTGATAGGGTCAGGCAAGGATACCACGGCAGATTATCTAGTGAACATCCATGAATTCCGCAGAGATTCATTTGCTGCTACTCTGAAAGACGCCTGCGCCTCGGTGTTTGGCTGGGATCGCGACATGTTAGAAGGACGCACCCGTAGCAGCCGCGAGTGGAGAGAGCAACCTGACGAGTGGTGGAGCCAACGCCTAGGCCGCACTATCACACCCAGATACATCCTACAGTATTGGGGCACAGAAGTATGTCGTAATGCTTTCCATGATGACATCTGGATCGCCAGTCTAGAAAACAAACTGCGTAAAACCTCCGATGATGTGGTCATCTCAGACTGCAGATTCCCCAATGAGATCCGCGCCATACGCAAACAGGGCGGCTATGTGATCCGTGTCACACGCGGCCCAGAGCCCGAGTGGTATGATCTGGCCGTGGCTGCCAACAGCGACCAGCACTGGACACACGGTGATCCCAGAGAAGAACTGCGTCGACGAGGTATCCATGCTTCTGAAACTGCTTGGATTGGCACCCGCTTTGATCGTGTGATAGCCAACGATGGAACTCTGGATCAACTCTATGCGCAGATCACAGATCTGGTTCGAGATCTCCGGCCCGCCACGGCAGATCTTGTCGCGTGATCATCACAGCACAGTTCATGCACACTGTCTTGAGATTGCGCAGTTCGCAATCATTGAGGTTACCATTGGCGTGATATACTGTTAGTTGGCTGGCATGCTTGGCACGGAAACCACATCGATCACATGTGGTTTTCTTTTTATAACCTGCGGCTTGCCATCGAGGTTGTGTGGGTTTTTGTTTTTTGCCTCGACGGATGCACTGATTGCATCGACTGCGATAGTAGATTTTATCGCGGTGATATCCATTGATGGCACGGGCATTCTTGCCGCAGATCTTGCATAAAGGGCGCATAGCGGTATTTAGCAGCCAGGCCTTAATTAAGGCACCTGTAAACGGCAGGTTTTTGGATCCGCCAATAAATATTGGTATGAAAAAAGTGTGTTTCGTGATCTACAAAACTGTCAATATGATCAATGGCAAATATTATATTGGCAAGCATAAAACCGTTAATCCGGATGACAGTTATCTTGGTAGCGGTGTAGCATTGACATCGGCTATACAAAAATATGGTGTTGACAGTTTTGTAAAAGAAATATTGTTTATATTTGACAATAAGCACGACATGGATGAAAAAGAATCTGAATTGGTCACAGAAGCTGTAATCAATGATCCTTTAAGTTATAATATTGCATTAGGTGGGCAAGGAGGCAATCTTGGACCAGAGGTGAATAAAAAAATTGGGTTAAGAATGTCACAAATTCTGAAAGGAAAACCTAAGTCTGAATCGCACAAAATCGCATTGAAAAATACAGAATTTGCAAAGACCTACAAACCGACTCAGTCAACAAAAGACAAAATCAAGCAGACTCTTTTAGAAACATGGAGCTTGATGCCGTCCACAGAAAGAAAAATGAAATGCGGCAAGCCAGGCGAAAAAAATCCATTCTACGGCAAACAACACCGATTAGATTCTATAGATAAAATGAAGTCAACCATTGGAGATAGCAGAAAAGGATCAAAAAATCCAAATGCTAAACCAGTTACAGTGTATGGAAAATCCTACACAACTCGCAAAGAATGTCTAGAAGATCTAGGTATTTCTAAGAGAAAATTACAAAGAATATTAGGAGAAATATAATGGCCTTAGTGAGCCCGGGCGTAGAAGTAACAGTAATCGACGAGTCGAACTATATACCGGCCGCGACCAATTCGGTACCCTACTTCTTGATAGCCACAGCACAGAACAAAATCTCCGGCACCGGAGTAGGTGTAGCCGCTGGCACACTGGCAGCCAATGCCGGCAAAGTTTACTTGATCACTAGCCAGCGAGATTTGAGCGCTACTTTTGGTAATCCGTTCTTTTACAAGACTTCGGCTGGCACACCCATCAATGGTTATGAACTCAACGAATATGGATTGCTGGCTGCTTATAGTGCCTTGGGCATATCCAACCGTGCTTATGTACAGCGAGCCGACATCGACTTGGCAGCACTGACGGCTACTTTGGTACGACCCACAGGCGCCCCTGCTGATGGTACTTACTGGTTAGATACAACCAGCACAGCCTGGGGAATCTTCCAGTGGAACCAAACCACTGGCGCATTCACAGTACAAACACCCATCGTTATCACAGATACCACGCAACTCAGCGGTGGCATTCCTGCCACCTCTGTTGGTGCCATCGGTGACTACGCTGTGGTCGCGACCAATACCAACAACCCTGTGTACTACAAAAACAATAGCAACGACTGGGTCTTGGTGGGCAGCGACGCATGGAAGAATTCATGGCCCACAGTACAAGGATCTAACAGCATCACAGGCAACGCACTCACAGTTGGTAACAAAATCCAGATCAATGAAATTGAAGTCACGCTTTCTGGTCAGACTCTGGCCAGCCTTGTCAGCGACATCAACTCAGCTGGTATTGTGGGTGTGACGGCAGAAACCAATCTCACACTGACCAGCAACAAGTTATGGCTATATGCTGACAGTGATTCGGGCACCTTGGACTCCACTCCGGACGGTGCGATCATCATCGCCAACGACACCGGCACTCCATTGGCTACTCTGGGCATCACTGCCGGAACATACTATGCTCCTGCCTTGCAGCAAAGCCCAAATTACACCAATCCTCGCTGGGCCACTGGGCAGACCACACCACGGCCCACTGGATCAGTATGGAATGTGACTACGGCTGTCAACTCTGGAGCCGATGTCATCGTCAAGAAATACAGTGCGGCGTTGGGGATTTTCGTGCAGCAGAGTGCACCGATCTATGAAAATGATCAAGCGGCCAATGCTGCATTAGACCCTGCAGGTGGTGGCAAGAATATTCCTGCTGGATCTACATATACCCAGTACAATGTGTTTCCGGAATCAGGATCGGGCAACAATACTTTCACACTCAAAGTGTTTGAGAGATTGGCAACAGGACCCACGGTGATAACCGGTGACGACACTTCTCCGACTTTTGTTTCTGGTAACACCTTTACCATCCAATACAGCACGGCCAACAGCGGCACGCTGTCAAACGCGGTCACAGCCACACTGGGTGGCGCCACTGCTGCGGCCTTTGTATCAGCATTCAGTGCTGCCATCCCAGCAGGTGCCCCAGTAAGTGCTTCGGTCACTTCTGACGGTGCTATCGCCATCACACACAGCCAAGGAGGTGTGATAGTTCTTAATAACACCTCAGTTTCACCAGCAGGAGATCCAGTGGCCGACGCTGGATTTAATACCACTGTCACAGGAGTGCGTTTGCAACCAGGCTCAACCACTGCACTGATTTTATCTAACTGGGTAGCATTAGACTACACTGCCAGCGACACTGCACCCAATCAAGATCCCGCAGATGGTCGTTACTGGTACTATTCTGCTGTGGATCAAGTAGACATCATGATCCAGGACGATGGTGGATGGAAAGGTTACCGGACCGTGACCAATGATGTGCGCGGCTTCAATCTTGTAAATACCGATCCCGCAGGTCCCATCGTTTCAGCTTCCGCTCCCACTGAGCAAAGCGATAATACATCACTGGTTGAAGGTGATCTCTGGATCGATACCAGCAATCTAGAACTTTATCCAGTGATCAAGCGTTGGCAACAAGTGGATGGTGTGCTGCAATGGGTACAGATAGTCAATTCCGATCAGACCACTGCCAGTGGCGTGTTGTTCGCAGATGCACGCTGGGCACCCAACGGCACGACCAACCCTATCACTGACAATATTCCGACCATAACTAGCCTTTTGACCAGTGACTACTTGGATGTTGACGCTCCGGATCCCACGCTGTACCCCGAAGGAATCCTGCTGTTTAACACACGCAGATCGGGTTTCAATGTGAAATCGTTTCAAGCAGACTATTTCAATGCCACGGACTTCGCATTTGACAGTTACTCAGCCACTACTGCTTATGTGGTCGGCGACAAGGTGCTGTTCAACGCTGTGTTGTATGTGTGTATACAGAACAGCACCGGTAATGCACCCAGCAACACTGCCTACTGGTCAGTGCTGGAAACCAATGCCTGGGTCACAGCATCCGGCAATCGCAACGATGGTTCGCCGTACATGGGTCGCCAGGCAGTGCGCTCTTTGGTCGTGGCTGCGCTGAAATCAGCCATCGACACGCAAGATACCTTGCGCGAAGAGCAAATCGAGTTCAACTTGCTGGCCACTCCACAGTATCCTGAACTCATACCCAACATGGTCGCTCTCAACAACGAGCGCAGCAACACCGGATTCGTCATCGGCGACACGCCGTTGCGTCTCGAGCCCACCGGCACCGCAATAACTGCTTGGGCTAACAACACCGCAGGTCAGACCACGGACACTGAATCAGGGCTGGTCACTGCAGATGTTTACCTTGGCGTGTTCTATCCTTCTTGCCAGACCACGGACAACACCGGCAGTGTTGTTGTGCAGCCTCCCAGCCATATGATGGTGCGCACCTTCATCCGCAACGACGAAGTAGCGTTCCCCTGGTTGGCTCCAGCAGGTGTGCGTCGCGGCCTGGTAGACAATGCCGAGCGCATTGGCTATGTCAACGGACAGACCGGAGAGTTCGTGACCATCGCCACTGGACAAGGTCTGCGTGATGTCCTGTATACAAACAAGATCAATCCCATAACCTTTATTCCAGGTGCGGGCATTGTCAACTATGGCAACAAGACTGAATCTGCCATCACTTCGGCCTTGGACCGGATCAACGTGGCACGATTGGTTGCATTCATTCGTGGACGCTTGGAAGAGATTGGGTCGCAGTTCGTGTTTGAACCCAACGATCAGATCACCCGCAACGAGATGACCAATGCTGTCAACAGTCTCATGATCGATCTGGTGGCCAAGCGCGGTATCTACGACTACCTGGTGGTGTGCGATGAAAGCAACAACACTCCGGCCCGCATCGATAGGAACGAACTCTGGGTTGACATCGCTATCGAGCCAGTGAAAGCCGTGGAATTCATTTACATTCCGCTGCGAATCAAGAACACAGGCGAGATCGCAGCAGGGCAAGTGGCCAGTTCAACCACCGTCTAGCGGCATCGCTAGACAGGAAAATGGGGGCTTTGGTCCCCATTTTTTTTGGCCTCACTGGCCATAAATAATTGCATCAAGGAGAATTACGAATATGCCTTCCGCATCTCTTAACAGAATGACAGTGCCCTTAGGCAGCGATCAGAGCGCATCTGAACAAGGCCTATTGATGCCAAAACTCAAGTACCGGTTCCGGGTTTTTTTCCAGAACTTTGGTATCAATGCGCAGACCACGGAGTTGACCAAACAGGTCATGGACTTTACCCGACCGTCGGTAAGTTTTACTGAGATACCCATTGACATCTACAACAGCAAGATGTATCTCGCTGGCAAGCATGAGTGGGAACAAGTCACTATCAATCTGCGCGACGATGCCAGCAACGAAGTAACCCGTTTGGTCGGACAACAGTTACAGAAACAAGTAGATTTCCTTGAGCAAGCGTCTGCAGCATCGGGCATTGACTACAAATTTACCACAGTATGCCAGGTGCTGGACGGCGGCAACGGTGCCGTAGAGCCCACAGTATTAGAGAGTTGGGAACTGTATGGTTGCTATCTGGTATCAGCCAACTACAACGATCTCAACTATGGAAGCAGCGAGCCAGTGACCATCGCCCTGAGCATCAGGTTTGACAATGCCAACCAATCACCGTTTGGTGTTGGAGTTGGTACCTCCACAGCTAGGACCATCGCAGGTTCTATCACGGGTGCTGGCGTAGGAGCATAACGCTCCATGGCCTTTGGGCAGGACTTCCTTAACACATTCTTTGGGAATGATTTTCTCAAAGATTATACCCATGCGAGCAAAACTTTCCGTACCAATGGGTATGAGAACAGTCCTCGCCTCAAGTTCTTATTCCATGTCTATTTTAATCTAAACACCACGGCCATACCGCCGCTGCGGCAGATATTCAACAGCACTGACTCCAGTACCGTGGGACTCTTGGTCAAAAACATCGAACTTCCCAAGTACCAGATGGAAGTCGACACCATGAATCAGTACAATCGCAAGAGGCTGATACAGAAGCGCATCAATTATCAACCGGTGCGATGTGTGTTCCATGATGACGGTGGAGACCTTATAAGAACCCTTTGGTACAACTACTACGCTTACTACTACAAAGATCCCAACCAACCTTACAGGAATAACACCCCGGCACAGAATGGTGCCATGGGTGTGAACGCCAATCGCACACAGGGATTTGATTACAACAATAGAGACATTTACGCCAATGATAGATTCGTCAATGACTGGGGTTACATTGGTGAAGCCTATGCCGACGGCACGCAAAGCGGTGTTCCCGGATCTGTGCCCAGCAAGCCTCCGTTCTTCCGCGACATATCGATCTATGGTTTCAATCAACACAAGTTTGTTGAATATGTGCTGATCAATCCCATGATCACCGACTGGGCCCATGACACCTATGATTACTACCAAGATGGGGGCATCATGGAAAACACCATGAGCATACAATACGAAACAGTAAAATACTATTCGGGTGCCATTGGCAAAGCAAGACCTGATACCAATGCGCAAGGATTTGCCAATCCTACCTACTATGATCAAGTACAAAGCCCCATCGGTCGTCCTGGCGGTACCCAGAGCATCTTAGGCCAAGGCGGTTTGCTGGATGCTGGCCTGGGCATTTATCAAGATCTGCAGTCGGGATCCGTGGCCGGCGTGATCGGAGCCGTACAAAAAGCAGGCACGGCCTACGGCACATTCAAAGGCAAAGATCTCAGAGCCATCGCCAAAGCAGAAAGCCAGCAAGGAGTGCAACAGGTCATACAGCAGACCTTGCCCGGTGTGATCCGTAATCAACCAGTGGGCAGTGCCGGCACCACGATACAGCAGAGACTCAACGCACCAATCTTCCCCATACCCAAGAGATAATCATGCCCGGACAAAATTCAGTCAACACTCTTAACCCAGCCGTGGATCTCACAGTGAGAGTCTACGATGAGTTCTATGAATTTGCCGTGGACGTTGATGCCAACGAATACGATGTGGTCAATAGTTTCTTCCTGTCGGTCTTCAAGACCGCTGCGGCAGCGGACAGTTTCACTTCGGTCCTATTCCGCATCAGTGATGAAACTGGTGTGCCTGCCACAGTCTTGGTCGAGCAGATGGCCGATCAAAACGAGATTCAAGTCACCAACACCTTGGCCTACTATCTTAATGGTCTCCGCAGCCCCACTACTCTGTTGGGCGTAAACAACCCTGTGCAGCCCAATGTCTGGGCCGCTCGTAATGTATTGCCATGAGCAAGTTTGCCCAGGGTGTGTTCCGGCCCATGAACACGGACAAATATGTAGGCAAAGGTCTGCCTAGATATCGTTCGGGCTGGGAACTGGCCTTCATGCAGTTTTGTGACAACAACAATCATGTGCTGCAGTGGGCCAGCGAAAGCATCGTGATCCCATACCGTCACCCGTTCACGGGAAAAATGACCAATTACATACCGGACTTCTTGGTGATCTATGCCGACAAGCACGGCCGGCAGCGGGCAGAATTGGTCGAGATCAAACCCAAGAAACAGAGCATCATCGAAAGCAAGGCCAGCAACCGAGATCGGGCCGTGGTGGCCGTGAACTACAGTAAATGGGATGCTGCGACCAAATGGTGCCGACGACAGGGCCTTACCTTCCGCGTGATCAACGAAGATCAGTTATTCCGAAATGGTAAAAAATAGCCGGTAAATACCGGTATGACTTTACCGCAAAACCAACGACTGGAAGAACTTTTTGATCTGCCTAGATCAGGAGACGACGATGAGCAACCCAACGACACTGATCAACAAACTGCGAGTGATGCGGCACAACTGCCCGTCCTGCCAGAGGCTCTGGCATCTCTTGACAAGATCGAAGCAGCCCTCCCAGCAGTAAAAGGCTTAGAAAGCAGTGACCAAGAGATGGACGACCTGGCGCGCCGGGCCCAGGAGAGTTTTGATGATCTCATGAACCTCGGCATGCAGGTAGACAGCCGATATGCGTCAGAGATTTTTGCCGTGGCTGGAACCATGTTGGGCCACGCCATAACGGCCAAGACGGCTAAATTAAACAAGAAACTCAAAATGATCGATATGCAGATGAAGAAGGTCAAACTAGATCGCGAGGGCGGCCAGGACGATTTGGCCATACCCACTGCATCGGGGCATGTGTTGGATCGCAACGAATTGCTGAACCATCTCCTGGGCAAAAATGGTGTAGACCAACCAAAAGACGCGAAACGCTAAATATATCCATAGGATCCTGATATGAAAAACTTTGCTACTTACCTCGCTGAAAGCGAAAAAACCTTTGATTATCGCATAAAATTTGTGGGTGATCTGCCTGAAAATTTTTTGAAGCAGTTCAAAGATCAACTGAAAAAGTTTGATCCCAAGAGCATTGGCGAAGTCAAGACCACACCGGTCATGAGTGAGCCTCAGGACTTTCCTGCCTACAACAATGAGCGTGTGAGCATGATGGATGTGATCTTGCGCTATCCAGCCAATCGCCAGCAAGTGGCACAGATGGTAGAACTTTTGGGTGTATGCGAAGATCGCATGGCCATCAATGAGTTACATTGGCAAGAAGGCATGGATGCTGAACTCTTGGGAATAGAAGAACAGGGTTCTCCTTTGTTGCTGTCGGATTATCCAGCTGATACCAAACAACAACGAGATCTAAAGAAAGATTACTCTGCCGTGGGCAAGGATCACGCCGTGGTCAAAAACTCAGCAGAGGCAGCAGAATGGACCGTGGCCGGGGGTCCGACTCCTGCTGCAGAAACCACCAACGACTTGCCTATGGGCGTGAAAAGCCCCATGACCACGATCAAACGGCCACCCAAGCCCCAAACTGGATTCAGGAAATAAGGAACTGATGATGAACAACATGTACGATATACTGGCAAAACTCAACTCGGTCGGCAAACAAAATCTTACCGAAGGCAAGCGACCTGACTTCCTGGATCTGGACCGAGATGGTGATAAAAAAGAGCCCATGTCTCAAGCTGCCCGACAGGCCAAAGATAAAAAGCAAGTAGATGAGACCAGCATGGATGAATCTGCATTGCAAGCCTATCTTGGCAAAAAGAAATATGGCCAAGAAGGCATGAAGGCCTTGCAAAAAGCCGGTCGCGAAGGTGCTGGTAAAGAAAAAATGGCGAGCATCCGTTCTAAATATAACAAGATGGACGAAGCCGAGGTAGGCGAAGGCAACGACTTCACAGGCGCACGATTAGCCGCTATCAAAGCCGGCAAACCAACATTCCAAGTTGACGGCAAAACATACCGAGTCACTGGCGACACATCTGATGAGAAGGTCATGGAAAAAACTGTGTGGCCGGGCACCAAAGAATACAAAACCCGGTATCCCGATGACATGCGTACCGGTGAAAAGCGTCGCAGTTCTACCGGCGGCGAGATTGAACGCACAGCCACTGGCGTGAAACACACAGCCAAGGCCTATGACGACGAGGAAGACACACTCGCAGCAGACGATGGCGCACCAAAGAAAAAAGGTCGTCCCAAAGGTTCAAAGCGTGCCCTGGGAGCCAAAGTCAAAGGCACATCGAAACTGCACATGAAAGGTGCTATCAAAGAAACTGATCTTGAAGAAGATTATGATCAAGATGAATACGACGAGGAAGGCGAGATGGCCAAGAGCCAGAGCCGTACCATCGCTGATGCCGCCGAAGAATTACAAAACATGCTGGGAGACAATGAGAATCTTCCAGAGTGGGTGCAGAAGAAGATCACCTTGGCACAAGAATACATCGACTCTGCCCGTGATTATCTAGCAGCTAACCGCCCTGAGTCAGAAGTCATGGCAGAGAAAGCAGTGAGCAAGGCACAGCGTGCCGCTGCTGGTATCGCTCGTGCTGCACAAAAAGGCGAGATCCCAAAGAGTGAACTGCGTGGTGCCAGCAAAGAAATGGCCAAGATGCCCGCAGGCGAGTTGAAGAAATTCGCCAAGACCAAAGAAAAAGGTCTGCCAGAAAAGGTCAAAGAAGAAGACAAAGAAGAAGTAGAAGAGACCACAGTGGCAGGATCAGTGGCTCCGGCTGCAGAAGCACCCAAAGGCAAGAAAGGCATGATCTTTGGCAAAGGTGTTTACGAAAGCCAGATCGCTGAAAGTTTTGAAAAGAAACTGACCAAAGTTCTTACCGAAGGTATCTCGATCAACGCCAGCCAAGGCGAAGATGGCAAGAAGACCTTGACGGTCAACGCCACCGACGATGATGCTGTGAAACTAGGACAATTGTTGCAACTGGCCGGCATGCCTCAAGGCAGCGGGTATCAGGATGCCTGCCCCTCCTGTGGTGGCATGCACGAAGGGGAGTGTTTGGAAGAAACAGATCTGGCCAACAGTCCCGACGAGCAGACCATGGACACAGACATGATGATCAATACCATGAGTGGTGGTCTAAATGGTCGGAAGACCACTGGCCAGACCACGGGTGCTCCATTCAATGCACAGCCCGCACGCCAAGGCGCACTGCATGGCAAGATGGAAGAAGTGGTAGAGTCTAACGAAGGGCGTTTGTGGAAATTATACCAGCGGTACGAGACACGCAAATGAAGAGCCTGCGCGACTACATCACAGAAGCGGAGAACATACAACCCGGTGACGAGTTTGACATTGAACTGGCACCGGATCGCTTGATCGAAAGTTATGTAGTTGAGACTGCAGATGATTACATCGTCATTGAAGCCAATGATGAGATCATGGCTGTGTTAGAGCAGGGCGGATATCTTGAAGAGCGCATTGGTCGTTATGGTGCTGTGGGTTCCAGTCGCGCCATGGGATTTACCATGGGTGAAGATCTTGAAGAACATGGTGGTGGTATTGGACCCAAGCAACACTGGCAAGATCTCATGAAGGAAGGAGCATTCAAGCAGGCCTTGCACAGCGATGCTGAACGCATGAGGCTGGAACAGTTTGTTAAAAAGTATCGTGAATACGAAGGTGCTGAAGAATTCTGGAAAGATGTCAATGAACCCATGTCTGACCAGCAACCAGTGGATCAGAGCCATTGGGACTTTGGCAGGATATTAGAGTTGGCAGGAGTATCTGCAGATCATGCCGATCCCTTGGCTGCCAAAGCCGCTGCGCTGGCACCGGTGGGTGCTGATTCAGGCTCCAGCGGTGTGACCACCATTGATGAAGATCCCACGCAGCAAGAAACTGGGTATGAAGAATTTGGCAGCGACAACGATGAGACTTCTGCAGAAGATCCCATCGGTGAAGCCGAGTACCAAGGCCGCAATGTTCCCCTGGGCAAGCCCATGCGTGGCGATGTCAAAAAATTCAAAGTCTATGTGAAAGATCCCAAGACTGGTAATGTGAAAAAAGTAAATTTTGGTCATGGTGGTACTAGTGCCAAACGGGCAGGACAGAAAACGATGAAAATCAAAAAATCAAATCCTGCACGGCGTAAATCATTCCGGGCACGCCACAACTGCGCTAACCCGGGACCCAGGACCAAGGCCAGATATTGGTCATGCAGGGCTTGGTAAACAAGGAAAATTATAATGCCTCAAGCAAATGTCTATACTACAGTTTCAGCCGTAGCCTGGGCCACCGACAAGTGCAGGATCTCAACTGGCAACGCCGCGGTCACTTACAATGTCAACATGATAACTGGCACACCAACCACGGGCAACATTTTCAGCAATGCCACATCTATTCCTGCCTATACCGCTTCGGATGTTTGGGTAGGAGTGGGTAATCAATTAACCATCACTGGCTCAAACTTCACCGCACAGGAAATTGGAACACAGACCAGCGGTCAACGAGCTGTACGCCAGGTCTAAGGATCCAATCGTGCGAGCCCGAGAATTCGTGGTGGAAGCCAGATCCTCGCGCCAAAGAGCCGATGCCAACCACGAATTTGATGTAGCACATCCTGGTCTGATTGGTCCACAGGCCAACGGCGATACCTACTGGGGGCGATATTATGATTTCTATAGAGTGGCCAGCCTGGCAGGCATGGACATAGACAAACTGGAAAGCGCCGACGACATCAGTTTCTTTGGTAACTTGCCAGTGTTCTCGGCCTACACCGAGCACGATCGCCGTAAACTCTTTGCCATAATGAAAAAACTCGGCATGAAACCGCAGGAGCATGTGGGACCTGGCAGTTTTGAGCCAGACTATGTGAATACTTCGAGTCCTGTCAAATCTTTCAGTGGTTATCCCAGATAGCCATGTGCATCATAGTAGCCAAATATTTCCCTGGTACAGGGTGGGTCGGCGCCAAGAATCGAGACCGCAACTACACACCTACCCTGGATTTCATCGAAGACAATCGACAGGGCATGGGCCGCATGATGATGCACGATCGAGTCACCGGCTACAAAGAAGGCATTAACAGCACCGGACTCAGTATACTCAACACCAGCTTGGATGTGTACGATGACGAACGCGAAGTAGAGGCTGGTCAAGTTGATTCCAGTCCCGATGGCAAAATCATAGCCCAGGCTTTGTTGTACAAAGATCCCATGGATGCTGTGCGGCTCTTGGTCAAAAGGAAACTGGGTGGTTGCACCATGGTCTTCAATGAACGAGATCTGTATCTCATCGAAGCCACTGATGATGACGGTACCCGACCCTATAGATACATGGTCAAACGCATCGGCCGCGGCAACACAGTGGCCCGTGCCAATCATGGTCTTTGGTTGACCGATGCTGGTTATCAAAGGACTCGCGGCGACAAAAGTGAAACCCTGGGCCGGATATCCAGCGAGGCCCGGCTGTTG